AACTCGATGAAGCTAATCTCGCCCTTGGCGCTGCTCGAGGAGAAGCTCTCGATGCACGTGGAACTGGTAGAAGGTTCAGCCACGTTATGGCTATTGCTCCTAATGCCTCTTCTTCAATTATTATGGGTAACACTAGTCCTAGTATTGAGCCTTACCGCGCTAATGCCTATCGTCAAGACACTCTTTCCGGTGCTCATTTAAATAAGAATAAGTGGCTAGATAGAGTCATTCAGAAACACCTAGCAGGTGATGGTGAAACAATATCAACAAATGATTACAATGATATTTGGTCAAGTATTATTTCAAATGATGGTTCAGTTCAACATCTCGAATGGATGGATGATTGGACAAAGGATGTATTTAAAACGTCTATGGAAATTGATCAGCGTTGGATTATTGAGCATGCAGCTGATCGTCAAAAGTATATCGATCAAGCACAGTCGTTAAATGTATTCTTTCGTCCTGATAGCAATGTAAAGTATATCCATGCAGTGCACTTCCTTGCATGGAAGCTCGGATTGAAAACACTTTACTATTGCCGTTCCGAAAAACTTGCTAAAGCAGACAAGGTTTCAAGAAAGATTGAACGGATCGTGATGCAAGAGATTGATCTTAAAGCAATTGCTGATGGTGATTTATGTTTAGCTTGTGAGGGATAAATGAGACTATTAAAATTTGAAGCACCTTGGTGTACCAAGTGCCATCAGGTAACAAAGATAATGAGTGAGATGCAGCTACCGTTTCCTGTTGAGGTGATCGACATTGATAAGGCTGATAAAGGAATTCTTCTTGAGTACGGAATTAGAGGAATCCCACACATGATACTACTGGATGAGAATAACAACATCATTAACCGTATCGGTGGTGTATTAACAAAGAGCCAACTGACTGAAGCTTTCAATATGAAGGAGTAAGCTTTTGTCAAAAACAATAGCTCTTTTCATACACCAGCCAAAGTGTTCTATACAGTCTGGTAACGGGATCATGAACGCTCTAAAGGAGCATTACAATTTTAAGGTATTTACTAAACATGAACTTGAGGATGATTTTTTTAACAACGTTGATGCTGTCTGCTTCCCTGGTGGTATTGGCGATGCTGACTCTTACGATTATCTGCTCCAAAGCAACGGCAGAGTTATCAGGGATTTCGTACAACGAGGCGGCAAATACTTGGGTGTTTGCATGGGAGCTTATTGGGCAGGTACGGAATACTTTAACCTTTTAAACAACGTTGAGCCTCAGCAGTATATCAAACGACCAAACACCGATACTCATCGTCCCCATGCAAAAAATATAAAAGTAACATGGAAAGATGAACAACAGAAGATGTTCTTTTATGATGGTTGTGCTTTAGTTGGTAATGAGCAGAAATTTAAAACAATTGCAAGATATTCAAATAGTGACCCAATGGCTATTATTCAGAATAATGTAGGGTTGATAGGATGTCATCCTGAAAGCGAACCTCATTGGTACAAGAGTTATAGCTGGATGAGAGGTCTTTGGCATGATGGTAAACATCACAAACAACTACTAGAATTTGTAGACGAATTAATGGAACATAAATGAACGCAACAAGAAAAAAATTAAAATTAACGGATGAACGCAGCTCGTTTAAACCTTTTAACTATCCTTGGGCATACGATGCTTGGTTAAAGCACGAGCAAAGCCACTGGCTTCACACAGAAGTCCCTATGTTAGAAGATGTAAAAGATTGGAAAAACAAATTAAATGAACAGGAAAAGCATTTCCTGACAAACATCTTTCGTTTCTTTACACAAGGTGATGTTGATGTTGCAGGAGGATATGTAAAAAACTACTTACCGTACTTTCCTCAACCAGAAGTGAGAATGATGCTAACAGGGTTTGCTGCAAGAGAAGCATTGCACGTTGCTGCCTATAGTCACCTGATTGAAACATTAGGAATGCCAGAGTCAACATACAATGACTTTCTTGAATACGAAGAAATGAAAGATAAACACGACTATTTTCTCTCTATTGCGGGTCAAGATGCTACATCAATTGCACAACAGATTGCTGCATTCAGTGCGTTTACAGAAGGAATGCAGTTGTTCTCAAGTTTTATAATGCTTCTCAACTTCCCACGACACGGTAAGATGAAGGGAATGGGTCAAATTGTTACTTGGTCTATAGTTGATGAGACTATGCATGCAGAGGGAATGATTAAGCTATTCCGCACGTTTATTGAAGAGAATCGTGATATCTGGAACGATGAGTTGAAAGGTGAAATATATAGTATTGCAGAAAAGATGGTTGTGCTCGAAGATCGATTTATTGACCTATCCTTCTCGTTAGGCGAGATGGAAAACTTGACAAGCGAAGATGTTAAAAAGTATATTCGTTATATTTGTGATCGTCGTTTAATTTCATTGGGGCTCAAAGGAATTTTCAAAGTGAAAAAGAATCCGTTACTTTGGGTTGAGGAAATGATAAATGCACCGACGCATACAAATTTTTTTGAAAACAGAGCAACGGATTACGCAAAAGGTGCAACAACAGGATCCTGGGAGAACGTATGGGCAAAGATAGAGTAGTACTCGAAGATGGGACAGTGTTTGATTTAAAATATCACTTTCCCGATCACCTAAAAACTGTCGTATTATCCATGTCTGGTGGTGTGGAGTCGACACTCCTTTGTTATTTACTTGTGGAACGATATGGTGCAGAAAATGTACGTGTGATGTCCGGACAGTATGTAGGTCGAAGATGGTGGGAAGCAGCCAATGCTAGAAGATTGGCGACTATGATAGGTGTTCATGATAAGAACTTTCACGCAATTGTACAAACCAATCAATTTATGTCTGCCGAAGACAATTGGAATATGTATATGGAAACCAAACGGAATTACATTTTTGATGGTTGGTACAACGGGACGAATGCAAAACTATTTACTCCCAGTAATGTTACTTCTAAAGAAACAGTAAAACACTTATATGATACCAACCATTTCCTACCTTTCGCCTTTTTAGAAAAACATCAAACTATTGATCTCTATTATAAACTTGGACTTGATGATTTGTTATACATGAGTTACTCCTGTACTATACAGTCGGAGGTACATTGTGGAAAATGTCCTTGTTGTTATGAACGTGTTAGAGGGTTTGCAACACTTGGAAAAAAAGATCAAGCTACATATAATGTTGACTGGGATAAAATTGTAGACAAGTGTTACAAATCTGATGAACATTTGGTGAACAAAAAGGAGACGTAATGTTAGAACAAGAAAAAGAACCAATCTTATGTTATGAGTGTGATATAGAGTTTGTTATACACACAGCATTTGAACATGATGAAGATGTATCATTTTGCCCTTTCTGTGGAAGCGAAGTTGAAGCCGATATCGATTTTGAAACTCCAGATGATGATCAAGATGATGAAGATCACTCAAGATAGTGTGGCATTATAAAGGGCTGCCGTTTAGTGAACCTGAACCTATTCATTATGGATTTGTTTATAGAATAACAAATAGTGTCACTGAGAAACAGTATATTGGTAAAAAGTTATTTTGGTTTAAGAAAACGAAAATTCTTAAAGGTAAAAAGAAACGATACCTTGCACCATCAGACTGGAAAACATATTATGGTAGTTCAAAAACTCTTCTTGAAGATGTACAGAAATATGGTGTTGACCACTTCCGTAGAGATATTGTGATGTTGTGTAAAAATAAAGGCGAATGCTCCTATTATGAAGCAAAAGCCCAGTTTGATCATTCCGTCTTGCTAAATCCAGAATCCTACTACAACGACTGGATTATTTGTCGTGTTCATAGAAAACATTTAATTTTACCCTTATGACAAAATATGTTGATTTGCTTATATTAGCAGCTGATGCTGGATCACATCGACAGACACACTTCGGTGGTATGAGGACTATTGGGTCACACAAAGCTGCATGGGCTGCTCGTCAGCATGGGTACACGGTTCAGGTAATATCGAGAGTTCAAATATACACGCTCGAACAGGTGGTCAAAGTAGCGATGCCTTTCGTGGGACCTGACACAATTATTGGAGTAAGTACAGCTCTAATTATATCAACCGATTCTTCTAATCCCCGTGATGCCAATGTCGGCATAGCCTATGACAATCAACATTACGTTCAGAAGATGATTGATATTACCAACACACTCAGACTTCTCTATGACAATCTAGTACTACTTGGCGGGCCCAATGCAGATGCTTACAAAGATATGTTCGATGCTGATTATTGTATTAAAGGAGAAGCAGAGAATTCGTTACCGATGCTTCTTGATAAGATAAAAAGACATGGAATTCAAAGAAAGCCATATGACTGGGATATTACAACGTGTAACTTCAAATGGCATCCAACCGACTTCATCCAACAAAAAGAACCGCTTCCATTAGAAATGGATAGAGGATGTATCTTCAAATGTAAATTCTGTCAGTACGATCAAACTGGTAAACGTAGAGGCACGTTTGAAAAATCGACAGAGACACTAAGACAAGAATTGATTGGTAATTACGATAAGTATAAAACAACCTATTACTGGTTAATGGCAGACACGTTCAATGATGATGATATAAGAATGAATGAATTCTGTGATGTACTTGAATCACTTCCATTTAAAATACACTTTGCTGGCTTCATCCGGATGGACTTGCTTTACAGATTTCAAAAAACAGCCCGTAGGCTATATGAAAATGGTTTAGTAGGTTGTGCATTCGGTATAGAGTCTCTCCACCCAGTAGCATCAAACGCAATTGGTAAGGGTTGGAATGGTAGGAAGGGTAAAGAAGCTCTAAAACATCTATACAATAATATCTTTGAAGAGAATATAAGTTTCACTATGATGAACATTCTCGGACTTCCTGGTGAACCAATTGAACACGCTCTTCAATCACTAGATTGGTACGTGGAAGCAGATATGGGTGATGTTATCTACCAACCATTAGGAGTAAGTGATCCGGCGCGCCGCCCCAATTATATCTCTTCGAGTGAGTTTGATAGGGATCCATCAAAATATGGTTACAGTTTCCCCGATCCAAAAGATCCAATATATTGGGTAAATGATCAAACAAACTTCAGGAAATGTTTGGAAATGGCAAATACAATTGCAGTACGGACGCAACTAAATAATCGCAGGCACGGCAATGCTTGGGAAAACATTGTTCATTTAAGTGCTTCTGGACTTTCGCCAAAAGAAATTAAAAGGAGAGGTGTAGACAATGTTGCTCGCGAAACAGCAGGTGTAGCTCTTTCACAAGCAAAACAGTACTTTGCTGATCTCCAAAGATATTCACAACAAAAACACTCGTTGACTAGTTGACATAAAAGTTAGATACTATACAATATTTTTATTATTATATGCTGTTATGAATTTATATCGAAACAAATTTCAAGTAAAGCCAGGTTTCACACTGTACAATCGTCTTAACAACGAACAGATTACTGGATCACTCATTAACGAAGATGAGATTGAAGGTAAAAAGTTTTATGTCATGCAAGTTGGCCAACGAACATTAAAACTTGCAAAAGATGCGTACTCACCTAAGAGAATGTTTTTAACCCGTTGACATTACATTGTTAATAGGTTATGATCGGCCTATTCGTTCAACGAATATTTTGTTATTATTTTATAAAGGAAACTGAGATGACTCAAAAATCTAAACTACGTC